ACGCGGGAGCAGCGCATCAGACTCTATCAGCGGCTCATTGAACGCCTCAGCGCCTATCTGGCGGATCGCGGGGAACCGGTTCAGACGGTCCCTGTGCCAGCGGCCGCACCGTGACGATCATCTGCATGAACAACCAGCGCCGTGCGGCCAGCACGGCGCGGGTTGTTGCTCGAAGAGCCGGTTTGACGCTTTCCTCTTGACCCCATTGCTGCTTTGTGTTATATTTGGTGCAGTGCCGGACGACCACTTGGCGCACCAAGACGCAACCAACCACGACCCGATGCTGACACTCCGGTACTCGGGGTTCGGTGGATCGGATGCGCAGCACTACATGGATGTTGCACCATGGGGCTGCTCGAGGAAGGCGGCATACCTGCGGCTTTCCGTCCAGCCGGATATTCCATCTCTTCTCCTTGGGTCGAAACACACCGACGAGGGCCACGCGCTTGAGGACATGATCTGTCAAGAGTGGTGCAGGCGCCATGGGCGCGTGGTCACTCCCGGTGTGTTCGTGCGGCGCGAAGACAAGCCCTACCTGTTCGTCAACCTGGACGGCAGGATCGAGGAGTCGCTGGACGATGACGGCCCCGGGATTCTCGAGATCAAAAGCCTGGCTCCGTTTGCATGGGGAGCTTTTCGCAAGCACGGCTTGTACCACGGGTACTATCTGCAGATGCAGCACGCAATGATGGTGACCGGGTACACCTGGGGGTGGTTTGCGATACACGAGAGGCTGGCCCCGGAGCCTGGCGAGGCGGTGACGACATCCCTCCGGGTTCCCATGGAGGAACAGACCATCGAGACGTGGCGCGTTGAACGCGACGATGCGCTGATCGCGGAGCTTGAGGAGGCAGCGGACCGCGCTTGGGAAACCATCCAGCGCGGAGAACTGCCGCCGCGTCGCAGCGAGTGGGGCAAGTGCTGCAGCAACTGCGCGTGGGTGATCTCGTGCTGGGCGCCCGGCGTGCCGCCAGAAGTGCGCGAGCATGTCGCCCGGCTCGTGGATCTGTACGGCCAGCAGCGGGAGATCTCCGACAGGGTGAATTCCCTGCGGAAACACGTCAAGGCTTTACTCGGCCCGGAAGCGTTGAGCGTTCTCAGGCATCCGGCGCTTGGCAGAAACAATCAGACCACACAAGGAGGACCACTTGATTCAGGTACGGAAAGCTTCTAAGCAACAGACCAAGGTAAAACTCGGGTTGGCGGGGCCTCCGGGCAGCGGCAAGACCTACACCAGCCTCAAGCTGGCGTTTACCATGGCGTCGGATCCGTCAAAGATCCTGCTGCTCGACACGGAGCATGGCAGCGCCGAGAAGTACTCGGACATCTTCCCGGGCTGGGACACCGTTCAGCCCACCCGTTTCGACCCGCTCGAGGCCATCGAGATTATCGAGTACGCGGCCAAGAACGGCTACGAGGTGCTGATCATCGACTCGCTGTCCCATTACTGGGCCGGCTCTGGCGGTGCCCTCGACAAGGTCGGTGGTAACTCGTCCAACTGGAAGCACGTCACGCCACAGTGGGAACGCCTTCAGGACACAATCGTTGGCAGCCCGATTCATATCATCGCCACGATGCGCGCGAAAATGGCCTACTCGTTCGAGAAGAACGACAAGGGCAAGGTGGAGCCGCAACGAATCGGCATCCAGCCGGTGATTCGCGACGACGCCGAGTATGTCTTTGACGTCTACGGCCTGCTGGATACCAACAACACCCTGAATATTGTCAAGAGCCGGGCGCCGAAGTACGCCCCGGTGAATAGCTGCTGGCCCCAACCTGGCGAGGAGTTCGCCAAGAGGCTTCTGGAGTGGGCCGGAGACGGCGCCGCTCCAGAGCGGTTCGTGATGCCGCAGCAGGTGCGGGCGAAATTTGAGGCTTTGGCCGAGAAGGTCGGCGAGGAGGCCTTCATGGCGCAGCTGAGGGAACTTGGCTACGGTTCGCTGCCAGAGATTCCGTCGATGGATGCGGCGCGGGACATCTACACCAGGATGGTGGCAGCCTTCAAGGGGGGCAAATGAAATCGGACTACGACATGATCGACGGATTGTGTGTCGAGTGCGGAATGCCCGGTCCACACAAGTGCCACGCCCAATGCATCAACGCCTTGCGCAGCCGGATGGGCGAGCTGGAGTTCGAGGCCGACAAGGCGCGCATTCTCAAAGCCGAACTGAATCAGGCCAAGGACGAGCTGAAGCGGCTGAAGCGGCGCCTTGGCAACCCATCGATACCTGCGACCACAGAGGCACCGAGACAGACCCCTGAAGCGCCTGCTTGTCAGATTGTCCTCCTCTGAGGTGGCGATGGCGCGCGCCGTGGCGGCGGCGCGGGGCATGAGAGACCGCGCCGCCGGTGTCCGGAGCCGCAAGCATGACGCGCGCCGAAGCGATGAGCAGATCGATTACGACGGTGCGCTGGGTGAGTTCGCCTGGGCGAAACTGCTCGGCGTTGTCCCGCCGTTCGACTATCAGTCTGTGGACAAAGGCTTCGACCTTGTCCTGCTGGGCCTCAGAATCAACGTAAAATCCACCAGGCACGACACCGGCAGACTGCTTGTGCGTGTGGATTTGGCGCGCGACGCGGACGTTTACGCGTTGGCCGTAATCCGGGATGAGAACACTGTGTGTCTGGCGGGGTGGTTGACTGCTGAAGAGGCGCTGGAGGCCGGGAAGCCTTTCATGGGAGATGTGAAGACGCTGGCTGTTGAACAGAAGAGGCTCAGGCACCCCGGCAGCATCTGGCTGTACGCCCGGGAGTGCCAGTTAAACGGCGACCTCCGGAGGATCGGATGATCAACGAGGCTGTGTTGGTGGTGCGCGGCCAGGTCCCACCAAAAAAAAACCAGTACCGCTCCGGCAGGGGTGGGTTCTACCTGCCCCAGGACGTCAAGGAGAGACTGGATCTGATCGAGGCGCAGATCAGGAAGCAGTGGGGGCGCCGCCGGGCGGTCAAGCACCCGAATATCTGCTTCGAGCTTACGCTTCGGAACGCCAAGGCGGACCGCGACAACACCGTGCAGACGCTGCTGGACTGCATGCAGCGCGCCGGCGTGATCGAGAACGACAACGTGGGCCACTGCAACGGATGGATCCTGATAGCACCGGCCGAGATAGCCAAGCCATCCACGAGGGAACCCGTTTGCGTAATCAGGTTGACGTGGGGCGAGAATGAAGAAACAGCAACAGCAGAGCCTGTGGACGCCGGATGAGCTGTCCCGGTTGCGCGAGAGCCTGCCATCCGATACCTTCGCGGAATCGGTGGTGTTGGGGGCGTGTCTGGAGAGACCGGACACGCACCTGCCAGTGGCGCGTTCGATACTCTCTTCAGATGATTTTTACCTGGAGGCGCACCGCGCGATCTGGTCTGCCATTGTAGCGCTGGACGAGTCTGGCCGGCGGCCAGACCGGGTCACTGTGGCCTCATGGCTGCGCGACCAGGGGCGCCTTGAGAGCGTAGGTGGCATTACCAAAATCGCTGCGCTTGACTCGTCCGTCCCGGCGCTGGTGTCGATTGAGGGCTACTGCCGGATCCTGCACGACAAGGGGATGCTGCGGCGCCTGATTCGGCACGCCGCCGAACTGCAGGCGATGTGTTTCCAGGCGGAAGCCGATCCGATGAATCTGGTGGCCGAGATGGAACGCCGCGCCATGGAGGTGTGCCAGGATGTCGCCACATCCAAGGGCGAGGCTGACACGTTCGAGGAGGTGGTGGAGGCGAAAGGTGGGCTGGACAAGTATTTCTCCAGAGACTTGGGCAGGGCCGCCAGGACACCTTGGCCCGAACTGAACGATATTCTCGGACCGATGATGCCGGGCCAGCTTGTCTGTTTCGCGGCCCGGCCGGCGTGCGGCAAGACCGTGGTCGGGCTGCAACTGGCTGCCCATACCGCCCGCAGCCGAGAGACCGTGTTCTGCTCTCTGGAGATGCAGCCACAGGAGCTGTACGACCGCCTCGTGGCGGCCCGTGGCGGCATCCGGCACGAGACCATCCAGGCTGGCATCGCCAGTATGTCGAGCGAAGAGAAACGGGCCGTGATGGCTGCGGCCTCGGACATTGCGACCCTGAAGCTCAGGATCAATCCCAGGGCCGCCCGCACGGTATCATCCCTGCGCGGCTACCTGATGCGCCTGAGGGCATCCAGGCGCCCGGCGGAGGTGGTTGTGGTGGACTACCTGCAGCTGATGCGCGGTCCGATGGGAGGGGGCAACAAGAGGTACGACGAGGTGAGCGACATAACCCGCAACCTGAAGTTGCTCGCCGAGGAAATGAACGTCGTCATGGTGATCCTGAGCCAGCTCAACCGCGAGGTGGAGCGGCGCCCGGGCGGCAGACCGCAACTGAGCGACCTGCGCGAGTCGGGAACCATCGAGCAGGACAGCGACAAGGTGGTGTTCCTGCACCGGCCAGAGCTGTACAAGCGGGATGACCCGAGCCTGGTCGGGCAGATGGTGATGATTGTGAACAAGAACCGCCAGGGCAGAATCGGGGATGTGATTCTCCGGTTTGAGCCTGAGTTTCAGCGGGTGGTGCGCTACACCCCCATGGGTATCGCCTGTCGCCAGGACACTGATGCCACGCAGACGCGATCAGCGAAAGACTCCCAGAACTGCGACGTGCAGGATCTGTGGGAAGAGGAAGCGCCTGACACAGTTCTACCATCGTAACGGGAAGCCACGCAGCGAATGCAAGGATTGTACCAACCAGAGGAACCGGGAATGGCGGCGAAAGCATCGCCAGCGCTATCTGGAGCAGGCGCGAGCGAACAGGCGGGAACGGTGGCTCAGGGAGCGGGCGGCCAAGTATGGCATGACGGTGGAGCAGTACCGCGAGCTGGAGGCCTCCAGCCGCGGGTGCTGCGACATCTGTGGGGCGACGGCCAGGGGGCGCAGCTTGTCGGTCGACCACTGCCACGAGACGGGGCGCGTGCGTGGCCTTCTGTGCCATCACTGCAACACGGCCATCGGTCTTTTCCGCGAGGATCCGGCCCTCATTGCCGAGTCCCTCGTGTACCTGGTCGGGGTGTCCGGGGCGTTTGACGTCCTGGTCGACGCCGCCCGGCGCCGGGATATCACTTTCAGGGAAACCGCTGTGGCGCGGTGAGTGCACGCGGCCAAAGGTTGTTCCGTGGTACAATTTCTTCGTCGTGAGGCTGGCTGGTTGATTGCGATAACTGTAGCACTGAGACCGGACAGCCACAAGGAGAAAGCGAATTAAGGAAGGAGTGGTGTTGATGCTTGCAAGCTTTCAGTTGATCGGGAGGCTTGGGCGGGACGCGGAAATCCGCTACACCGCCAACGGGAAGCCGGTCGCCTCGGCGCGGGTAGCGTGCACGCACCGCTACAAGGGCGATGAGGAGACGAGCTGGTTCAGCGTGCAGATCTACGGAACCGAGAACAGCTTGTCTTTGTTGCGGAAAGGCGCGCTGTTGTACCTGTCTGGCCGGATGTCCTACACGAAGAAGGACGACAGGTACTACCTGAACCTGTACGCGACCGAATTCAAGCTGCTGTCTCCGGCGAAGGACAAAGGCGCAGATCCTGACGCCGATGTTCCTGGCAAGGCGGTTGAGGGTGTGGCGATCACGGACGATGACATCCCGTTCTGACGGCGGCGCCGCTATTGTCTTTTGGTGCGACCGGCTGAAGCGTTGGCTGACGTGGCGGGAGTGGATTCACACACGAACAGTCAGCGAGCTTGTCGGCGGCGAAGACGGGATGAGGAAGTGGGCGGAGATGAGGGCGGCGGAGCCTCAGCCAAAGACTCCGCCCACAAAGAGACGCAGAAAAAAAGCGGGGTCGGACTGATACTCACGCTTGGTTCCGTTTCCTCAGCGCCTCCATCTTCCACCCCACTTCGTAGACCACATCCCACGGCACGAATACCCCCTCCTTGCGCCGAGCCTCGCGGAGGTACACCCCGAGTGACGTCGGGCGGATAATCAGAGGGCGGCCTTGATAAATCACCCCGGTTCTCATCTCGACACCCTTCCCGCCGATGACAAGCCTCTTCATGCTCCCTCCTTTCTGATGATCTCGTCGAGCAGATCCAGCGCCTGCTTCATCATCTCTCGCCAGCGCCGGTGTTCCGGCGTCCCGGCTACAGAGTATAGCTTCATCCCGCTGCGCGGGCACAGCGGGCAGAGCCTCTCGAACTCCGGCAGCCCGACGTGCTTCCTTGCTTTCACCCAGGCATAGCCGCGCCGCGACTTCAGACCAGCCAGTCTCATTCCGATCCCCCCTGCTTTCCGCCGCGCAGGTAGTCGCCGCTGCTCGTCTCCGGCCTGACATGCAGGTAGGTGGACGTCACCCCGACATCGGAGTGGCCGAGAGAGTCGCGCAGGACGTGCAGCGGGCAGCCGTTCTCCAGTGCGTGGGTGGCGTGGCTGTGCCGGAACCAGTGCGGCGAGAGGCCCTCGATGTCCAGCAGGAAACCGGCGTACGAGAACCACCGCCTCACATCCCGCTCGCTGAACGGGAACACCAAGTCGTCCGGATCTCCCTCCATCAGCGCCTCGGCCAGTTCCCGGGGGATCGATACGGTCCGCGTCTTGCCGCCCTTGCCGAACAGTTCGACGTGCCCAGGGGAGACATGCTTTCGGCGCAGCGACAGCGCCTCGCTGATGCGGGCGCCGGTCTGGTACAGGAACTCGGCCAGCCGCTCGGCCGCCGGCGTCGGCATCAACTCGATCACCTCGCGCACCTGTTCACGTGACAGGATGCGGTTGGCGATGGTGCGCCGGACCCGGCGGGGCTTGGCCCCGGCAGCGGGGTTGAACGCCATGAAGCCGGTCTTCTGGGCGAATGAAAACAGGCTCCGCAGCGCCGCCAAGGCCCGGTTGACGGATGCTGGCTTCAGGCCCTGCTCTTCCAGGTACCCCAGGTATTGGACGACGGTCTCCAGGCGGATGGTGCGGATCGGGCGGTTCGCGAACTCCATGAACTGCCGCCACTCCCGCTCATACGCCCGCCGGGTGTTGGGGGATTGTGTGTTTGCCAGCCAGAGTGCGACGAGGGTTTCCTCGTCCGTCTGGACGTGTGGCAAGACCTCCAGGCTTGCCTGTGGCTGTGGTTGTGTGCACATTGTTCGCCTCGCTGTTTCAGAAGAAAAAGCGCCCGGCGGGTTGGTTCCCGCCGGGCCAGTGGAGGTTGACATGAAGCCGCAGTGTGTCCTGCGGTCAATCCCATTATAGCAGATCCAGTGTGTCTTGGCTACTGCTGGTTGGCCTCCATCTTTTCCAGCTCCAGCTGGACCCAGACACCCAGTATCGTGGCTGCCGGCGCGACCGGAACGACCACGGGTTTTGACTCCGGGTCGAACCAGAACCGAATGTACCTGGACAGGATGAAGTCAATTCCGCACAGGTGGTCGATAGTGGATCCACACGCCTCGGCAGCCTCGGCGGCCGCTGTCAGCAGGGCCAGGCACAGCTCTGCCTGGCGGCTCTCCGGATCCATCCCTGGCTCCATCAGGTCAGAGATGCCGGGGCATTCAAGCACATGGATGGTGTGGTGCTTCACGGCGACCCCGCCTCCAATGCGCGGGCAACGGCGAGGCAGACGGCCCGCAACTTCTCCGGCGTGGCATCCGGCATGTCGTCGTCCGGAGTCGCGCGGATCCGGAGGCCTCCGGCTTCAACGACCACGTCACCCGGCGCCCCGGCGCGGTCGCCCGCGGCCGTGAATGCCGCCAGCACGATGCCCTCCAGGTCGGGTACATCGGCCTGCCCGTCTACCTCGACCTGGAACAGCACCCTCCACTCTACCGGGCAAAACGGGCGGAACCGGACAGTGAACACAGTGCGGCCGTGGCGGCGTGTGGTGTACGCCACCAGTTCCCCGTCTTCGTATGGCCTTCGCTGCATGGCTACTCGTCCTCCCCTTCTTCGTCGTCCGGACCGTCGACATCATCGGACGGGTCTGTCGGCGGCATCCCCAGGATCAGCCGCATGACCCGCTCCGGCACCCACAGGTACTGCTCATCTCCGAGCGTCTCACAGGCCGCGCCTACACCGGCGGCGGCTGTCTGGCGAAACAGGTTCTCGTGGTAGTCAATCGCCACCGCACGCCGGTCCCTCCCGGGCTGAAGAAGCGCTATGGCCCGCCTGGTGATCACCACGACGGGCCAGTATCCCATCTCGATGCAGGCCTCGCCGATGGCTTCGCACTCCTCAAGGGTTCCCTCCGGGTCGTCCGCCATCACCTGCATGGCATCCTCGCCGTGCAGGTGGGCCAGCGCGACCACCGCGTGCAGGTGTGGCGTTTCGTGCCACACTCTCCTGGCTGCGGAGTAGAGATTCTTTGTCACATTGACCTCCATGGTTGATTCTGTTGGCGGCGGCGCGGAGCCGCCGCCTGTTCAGATCCTACGGCACGTCCGACAGGGCCTCGTGAACGGCCATCAGCAGCGAGGTTCGCTCGATCCTCAGACTGATGTCGCCGCCACCGGGTTCCCGGCAGATATACCCGCCAGCGGTCACAATATTCACCTCGCGCCCGGCGCCATCCTCGGACGTGAACGACGAGGCGATAGCGATGTAGCCGCCGGGAACCTCGAGCATGGAGGGGCCGACGACGCGCGCGATCTCGTGCCGGTCGATACCGATAACAGAGAGGACGCGGGGCCGGTGATGCATCATCACGGCGACCACCTCGCCCGCCTCCCGGCCGGACTGGACGTCCACGTTGATCTCCAAGCCTCCGTCAAAGAGGGCGTTGACCAGCCAGCCGTTGATCGGGTGCCGGTCCTCAGGCTTCAGCGAGGCACTCATCGGCGCACCTCCTCGTTCATGCACGCCCACTCGGAGAGTTCCCGGATGTACTGCATGACCTCGCCGAGCTTGCGCTTCATCTCGCCGTGCCGCTGCATGGCGGCGTCAAACTCCTCCAGCCCGTTCGGCAGGACGTAGTAGTCCCGCATGTTCGGCGTGGCTTCGCACAGCGCCTCCAGCGCCTCATTCAGAGCGTTGTGGGCCTTGCTGAGCGGCTCCAGGTGATGGATCGGCGGCGTGCCGTTCCAGTGATAAACAGGGAATCCCTTCGGTCTCTCCATGTCAATCTCCTTTCTGGTTGGCCCGTTGACGGTTCGCACCGCTGGTGTCCCGGCGGCGCGTTTCTGTCCCGAATTCATCCTCGTTGGCCTGGCGGATCATGTCTTTGACCTGCTCCACCAGGTCTTTCGGGATGATGTAGTAACTCACCCGGTCCGCGGGAACCCATTCACAGGAGACCCTGGGGTTCCCGTTCAGGAATTCCACGATCCTGCGGATGGCCCCGAAATCATCAACCCGGAGCTTCCCGAACAACAGCACGGGGGAGTGCCCGTGGTAGCCGTCAATCTGGTACTCCACCACCCGCCACCCCGGGCCGAACGCATCGGTGACAGCCTCGAACGCCTTGATCAACTCCTCCGATTTGTTTGCGCTGCTGCTCCAAAGGAGCATCCAGGTATCCAGCTCGCCGTAATACCACAGCGCTGATGCCACGTCCCTGACGTCTGCATCGTTGCCCAGGGCATCATAGATGGCCTGCTCAAAGGTTTTCCTCATGTCAACCTCGTTGCTGTGTCTCCTTTCTCGCCTCACTCGTTTCCATCCCCTGCGATCTTGTCCAGCGCGCGCCGGACATCAACCCAAGACAGCCCCTCGACCGTCGAGGGGTCGACGCTGAGGGTGGCCGCCTCGTGCCGGTCGCCCTCGCGCCACCCACTTCGGATCACCCCACCAACGGGAATCGGCGTCCCGTCCGGCCGGTACTCGACCGGCTGCGGGTGATCACTGAACCGGACAGTTCCGTTGTCTCCGTAGATGTAGGTGCTGGAGCAAGTACTGTGCACCTCGTAGCCGGGCTTGCCCGCGATGTACAGCAGCGCCGCCTCGACGAGCGGCTGCACCATCGACTCGAAGATGGCCTGCTGGCGGTCGTAGCGGTCCCAGAATTCTTGGTCCCGGCGCCGCTTCTCCAGATCCTCCTCAAGGTCGCGGAGATCCTCGAGGACGGTATCGCGGATGAATTTCCGCAGCCCGTCTTCGCCCTCGAATTCCTCGAGAATCTCATCGAGCGGGCGGTCCAGGTCGTTTACCCGGATGAACCGCTCGATGGAGCCATGGTAGCAGTTATCCAGAAGCCACTGGAATTCGCTCTGGGCGACCACTTCTGTGATAATGTCTTTGATCGTCATGGCATCACTCCTCCGACACGATGGTGTACAGCGGCCGGCTGTACTCATCGTGCCCCAGCTCCACGATTCCGGTGACCGGGTGCATGTCACCGTCCCGCAGTTTCGACGCCGCATGCCGCGCCTCCTCGAAGGTATCAAACGGCCCGGCTGCGGCGTACGTCCGCTGCGAGCCATCATTGAGGAACCGGGTCTGCAGCACCCAGAACGGCCCGTTGCTGTCAGGGTCAGCTTCGGGCGTGGACTCGATGCCGTAGATCCCGGCCTGCTGCAGGATCCGGTCGATGCCATCCAGGTTGTCGTTGTCCAGCAGGGCGTAGAGGTCGTTGCGGTTGAGCGTCTCGCCGGGCGGGACGCGGAAGTACATGGTGTGGGCGCCGTCATCCACGGCGACATAGTACTGCGCGCCGATCCGGTAGGCGGCAGCCCAGCCGTGGGCGGGGTCGACCGCCTCCACTTTGACATACGGATCGGCGTTCTCGAGTTCCTCGAGAAGCTCGAGTGCGGGGTAGGGAATCTCAATCCAGTCTTTCATGTTAGACCGCCTCCACTCCGCTGCCGGACTCATCAGGCGGTCCAGAGGCGGACCCAATGCTCCGCCGACGCAGGGTCCCAGTGCCCATGATCGGCGGATCCGGGCGCGTACTGGGCGATGATGCCGTCGCCCGGGTTGCCGAACAGGTATGTGTGCACCCCGGGCGACCAAGCGGTCCATCCGCGGCAGCCGATGGCTGCCAGATGCCGCGCCTCGGCCGCGCAGGCGTGGGCGATGCTTTCGGTTTCGAGGGTCTGGATCGGTACCCAGCCGACGACGACGTTGTCCGAATTGAGAAACACAATCAGGTTATTCATTTTCCTCTCCTCTCTCTTGCTGTGGATAAGGATTCCTCCACTGCTGCGCGCCGGACCGGGAGAAACACCAGCGCGCCGCTGCTGTTGTCAACCGCTACGGGCATCCAGCCCGGGCCAAACGCTTCTTTGGCGGCGTAGAGGGCGTCTTCGATAGCGCCCTCGCCGCGCTGCTCCAGCGCCGCCATGGCGGCCACGGGGTTGCCATGTACCCAGGTCAGCGCCGCAACCGCCTTCGCGACGCCCAAGGTGAAGTAGGGAGATCCGTAGATCTCCATGACTCGTTCTGCAAGCCTCATGCCTCCTCTCGACCCCCATTCTGGTTTCCGGTTCCCATCCTACACCCGCTGTCAAGCGGGCGCATCAATCGTCATCGCCCATCAGTTGGGCGAGTATTGCGGCGACCTTGCTCCGCGCCTCGGCGCGGGTTGCGCCGCGCGGCCAAGCCACCACTGCTGCGCGGTCCGGCACGTCACGGCCGCGGTCGCGGTCGTAGGCATACCAGACCTCGATAGCCCACGGCCCGCTCCGCAGGAGCCTGCCGCCGTGCGCCGGGAGATGGCGCGGCTGCGGGCCCTGCAGAAACACCCGCTGCACGGCGGCCGCAGCGATGCTCTCGATGTCACCCATTGCTGCCCTCCTCGCCGGCCAGCAGTTCGGAGACTCGCCAGTCCGGGTCCACCTCGTCGTCCGCGCTGAAGCCCTCGGCGGCTCGGGCGATGAACGCGCAGTAGCGCGCCCACAGCACCGACACATCTTCCTCGCAGAGGTTGACCTCGGTCTCGCGGTCTCCATCATCGGCGAGATCCAGGCAGACGGGGCAGCCCCCGTCATACACACCAAATCGGTACGGCGACTCGACACACAGGACGGTGCGGTTCGGCACGGTGAACCGCAGCGAAGCCTCGCCAGGCTCAGACTCTCCGAGCGGCGAGAGGTACACCAGCAGCCCGGCGCGGGCAGCGATGGCCACTGCCCGCAGGGCGACCGGGCGACTCATGGTTACCAGTTCGGCGCGGTAGTCGCCGCGCCGGGCGCAGACGGAATACAGAACAGGTTTCATTTTCACACCTCCCCATGTTTGCAGATTTCTACAAGCGTGGTGGCGTGGTCGCCCCCGACCACCACGAGGTCGGCCACCCTGACGCCGTAGCGCCGGGCGATGGCGAGCATCGCCCAGCCCTGGCGCACAATCCGGCGCGCCTCGGATTCGATCAGCTCAGCGCCGAGGGGCCGCACATCGATGCGCCGCTTCGGCGCATCCGGAAGAAACAGGTACCCGCGCAAGCCGTCGCGGTAGCGGATGGCATGGAACAACACCTCGCCACAGCGCAGAAGCATCTCGTTGCGCCAGATCGGCCGCACCTCGACCTCCGGCGCAGAATCCATCGCCTGAACGTAAGTGGTCACGCTCATAGCTTACACCCCCTGTCAACACAAAGTCGCCTGCTTCAAAATCAACCGCTTGTACCAACCCAGATCCTTGCCGCGCGCCATACGCGCGGAACGGTGGGGATCCAGCGGAACCCAGTCGCCGAACGAGAGACGGAACGCAACACTGTCTCCCCATTGGTTGCGCAGGTTGACAGCGCGCGCAAGCTTCAGACTGTCGTCCCGGCGGTCATACACAACCGCCCATGTATTCTTTGTGACGCGGATCTGCGGCGGATCATGATCGATGAGCGGCCGCAGGGGAACCAGAGGGCAGTTACCGGTAGCCATGCTCGCACCTCAGCCGATGATGGATTCACTCTCGTAAACCACAAAGCCGCCCTCGGCCTCGCGGGCGTGGACATAGAGCGGGTGACGCCCGAGTACCTCGTTTCCGAGGAATTGGGCTGCCTGCCGCCGCATCTCCAGGATGAGGCGGTCCAGCGCCTTGCCATCGCCATCCCAAGGCAAGGTCAACCTCACGGTTTCCCCCCACGCGTCCACAGTAACGCACAGGGAGTCATTGTGGCGGTAGGCGATGCCATCCACAGGGAATCCGATGAGCTGGCCGCGCCAGCCCCAGTCTCCGCGCCGTTCACAGTAAGCCTGCCCGGTACGGTCCATGGAAACGAATACGGAATTGTTGTTCATGTTGCCTCCTTCCGGTTCAAACTTCGACAAACTCGCACTACGCCGCAACCCCGGCGATCTGAATGAGTTTCTCGCTCAGGATCCGCTTCTCGGATCCGTGAGCTTCGATGGATACCGTCACCGCGCGGCCATCACAGAGGCCGCAGTTCACACACTGCTTGCCCCGCACAGAGGGGCACTGGATGCCCACGACGGGCGCGCCGATGGGGCGTACGAGGAAGACGCCCCAGCCCGCCGCGGCCGCCTCCAGCGCCTCGGCCGGCGAGTCCGCGCTGGCCATGCAGACGCCGCGCAGGTGCGCCGCGAAAGCGTGCTGCCACTGATGCGTGTAGCCGGTGTGGCCTTTGGCGTGGCTCACCAGCAGGTCAACGATACGCGGAGGGATGAACGCCGGATCCCCCCACGCGCCCAGCCGAACCATGCGGCCGCGCAGGACGGCCGGATAATCGGACTCGGCAAGATGCGGATAGCTGCCGCGCTGGTATGCGCGGTAGATCGAATTCAATTGCCGCGGCGCAACATAG